CCTGTGGCACCGATGGCGCCGGCAACGGAGTTGAGGTAGAACTTCGTATCCGCGCCGAACACGAACTTGGGCAGCGCGTCCACGGTGAGCGCGGCGGTCCGGTTGCCATAGACCGCGCCAGCCGCGATCCAATCATCCGATACCGTCCACGGCCCTAGGCCCTCATCGATCGACTGCGAGAGTTGGTTGATGACCGCCCCGAAGGCGTTGGTTCCCGCGCCCGCTGAGTCGGATGTGTCGTCGCCGGTCTGGACGGAGTAGAAATCGAATGAGTCGGCGGTCAGCGAAGCACAAGTGAACGTCCACAGGAAGCCCGCCACGGCATTACCGGTCGGGGATACGCCGCCCTTGAGACCAGCGGATGCACGGATCGCGCTGTCGTTGAATGTCAGCGGGCCACTGGCCCCCGGTAGCGTTACCTCCGGCGCGGTGATATACGGACTCAGCACGAGGTCGAGTGACCCCACGTCGATATCCGGGTCGGTCCGGTTCGGGTTGTATACGACCAACGAGCGGTACGGGAGCACTCTCGTGGCGGCTACCGCTGTCGCGATCACCGATTGCTTGCCGACTTGGATCTTGCGGAACCGGGTAAATCCCTGGGCCATGACCTAAAGTCCCTTTCTCTCTGGACACAAGAAAGCCCGCCTATGCGGGCGAGCTTCGGTTGATGGTCGGTCCAGAGCGGACCGGTGCTGCGAGCGGTTGGTTAGTCGCGGCCTTCCGCGATGCTGATATCGGCGAAGGTAAAGCGCGTTGCGGCGAACTGGTTATCGTCGCCGGTGGCCTCATCTTCGACCGTCATCCGGTCCCACACCGTGCCCGCCACGATGTGGGGGTACAGGGTGAACCAGTCCACCAGATAATCCACGAGGGTATCGTGCCGGTCGCTGGTCTCGCCTGCCTCGGTCCGCCGAGTCACGGCCACGATCGACGGTGACATCGTTCTGACGCGCAAGCCCTCGCTATGGGTGATCGCTTCGGGGCGGAGGTCCAGATAGGTCGCGGGCAGATCCTTTAGCGCCTCGGTTTCGCTCCGGAAGTGCCGAGTGATAAGCGTCGGATTGGCCGCGATGAAGGCGCCCATCATGGTCGTGACTCCGGCTACCACGTCGCGCCGGAACGTCGATTGGACCATATCAGGCCGCCCCGTTCCACTGAGCCACGACGAGCTCGGCCAAGCCTGACTTCGTGACGGCCTTCTTCGCGCCCTTTTCGAAGAACGGCTGCGCCCGTGCGCCCTTGGTACTCCACGCGAACACGTCAGACCCTAGGCTCTGGCCGCCGACGACCCGACTGCGCCCGCTCAGGCGCACCTTGGACGGACCGCCGCCCTTCCAAGCCATGACCTTACCGGGCTTGATGAGCGCGTGCTTTGGCCCGTATAGGCCGGTCCCCTTCTCGACATATAAGCCGTAGTTGGCCTTGACCACGACCGTGGCATGGTGCTCGGTGAGCTCGCCCGGCAGGATGGATCCCTGGAGGTGGCCCGTCTTGCGTGGCACCAGCGCCTGGGCCTCCGCGATGACGGAGAGTTGCAGCGCCCGAAGGACCGGCTTCGTTTCACCTAGAGCCGTCATCCGGCGTATGAGCGCGTCCATGCCCTGCACGTTAGACATCGACCACCGCCGTCCGTGTGGTCCAGTCTCGGACGAACTGGTCATACCCGATCGGGTTCTGTGACAGGTCGATGGTTTCCCCGGTGGGTAGGCTGACGGTACCGGACGCGCCCGACTTGGCCTGCCAGTACAGCAGCGCGGCCATGACCTTTTCCATGCCCACCACGTCGCCCGGCGCCGGAGTCGGGTGGCCCTCCGGACCGTTGATGACCAGATCGTTCGGACTGCCGCCCCACGCGCGCGGGTTGTCAAGGTTCTTATCCCACCAGCCCGGATCCGCCTTGAACCAATCGGCGGTAGACGTGTCGTAATACCGGAGTTGCATCGTGCCCGATACGTCAGGGTTACGCCGGTCAGGGATCAACCAATAGCCCGTACCGTTGACCATCGTGACCCCGCCCACCGTCACGGTCCGCGAGTTGCTGGCGAACGCGGGCACGTCCCGGATGAGCAACGACGCCTGGCCATTAGTCGAGTACGTCCGGGTGACGTTCGAGGCGTAGGCGAACGTTCGCCCGGTGTCACGCTCCAACCGCGCCTCAGCCTGCACGATGCACGAACTGATGAGCTGGTCATCGGTCGTCCCGATGAGCCCAAGGTACGTCTTGACTTCAGCTAGCGATACGATCGGCATCAGCCTGTCCTTCGAAGAGGGCCATGAACGAGGAGGCGCATTCGTCCCAACTGAACGAACGCAGGACGTGAGCGCGACCCGCCGCGCCCAATGCGCGGCGGCGGGCTGGACGGGATAGGAGCTCGAGGACCGGCACGGCGAACGCCTCCGCGTCAGGAACCGCCCAATCCATGCCGTACTTACTGTGATAACGGACGGGGCGCCCGTGGGTATCGTGGAGCGGCGGCACGAGTACCCCGCCTTCCGCGACTACCTCGGTTTCGGCCGCCCAGCCATTGACCACCACCGGCACTTCGCACGCCAGCGCCTCGGCAAGTGTCAGGCCGAAGCCCTCCCCGCCCGACGTGGACACATAGACATCGGCGGCATTGAGCAGGGCCACCAGCCCTTCCGTCGAGAGGCCCCGGAAGCTATCGTGCTGGTTGGTCAACTTGAACCGACTGTGCAGCCGGACCGGCGCCCGCATGAGCTCCTGGTATAAGTCCAGCCCCTCGTCTATCGGGCGGCAGTGGATCAGCACGTCGGTTTCGGGCGAGGCGTCCAGCACCGGGACCATGGCCTCGACGAACCGATCGTAGAACTTGCGTTCCACCAGTCGGTCGGAGCGGAAGATCATCAACCGGTCGGGGTCAAGCCCGAACGCGGCCTTGCACGCTGCCTTCGTGGACAGGCGCCGCCCATCCATGCGCAGCGGGTCCGCCACCGACGCCGGGCGGAACACGTCCGTATCGACACCGTGATAGACCATCGGGACGGATTGCCCCGTCAGTTCACCGATGACGCGCGCCCCGTAGTGGGACATGGCGACAGGCTTGAACATCTTCCAGACATCGACCCACGCCGGCGTCAGGTTGTCGCCCTCGATCGGGCAGTAGTGCCACACGGGCGTGGTCAACCATGGCGAGTCCTTCGTCAACTGCCCGATATAGCCGAGCAGCCCCGACATATCCGCGATGACGAGTACGCCATCGGCTTGCCAATCGTCCTCGGAGTCCAACTGCCTCCACAACGTGCCATCCATGGCCGCCGCGGGTAGGTTGCCGTTGAAGTACTGGCCGAGGGTATTGAGCGGCCATACGCGGCCCTGGAGCGGACCCTTGACAGGCTCGCCCCGATGATTGAGGGCGAGGATCCGCGCATCGACCCCGAGCGCCAGCAGGCGGCTCGTCAGGGCCTCGGTCACGACGCCGAAGCCGGTATGCGACCAGTGGCCGAGAACGAGGAGCCTCACGGGAGCACCTGCGCGAACATCGCCCGGATCGCCCGCTCCTCTTCGTCGTAATCCACCACTTCCCGGAACCGGGCGGCGGCGGCGGCGCCCATCTCCACCAGCCGTCCCGGCTCCCGCGCCAGTTCCGCTAGCAGGTTGCCCACTTCGTGCGCGGTCCTGTCCGTGATATCGAAGCTCGTCACGCCCTCCAGCCATAACGGCCCCGCGAGTTGGTCGCGGTAATACGACTCATAGCCGATCACCGGACGCCCCACCGCGAACCAGTTGTGGATCACGTGCCCGAAGCCATCGGACCATTGCTTGCCGTGCCACGCGATGTCCTGTTGGCGCATCTCGTCGCCGATCAGGTAGCAGCGGTCGATGTTGCCCGCCGCGAACCGGTCCGGTGGGATGGACCCATACGAGCCGTAGACGCGCCAGTCATATCCAGGGTTGGCGTCGGCGGCCTCGGCGAATAGCGCGTAGGTGCGCTCATTCTCCGCGAAGCACTGGACGAACGACGCGACCCGTAGCGGTTCGTGCGGCTCGACCGGCTCATACCGGAAGTCCGTCAGGCTGAACTCCTGATGGTAGACGACGTGTGGCACCGCAACCGGGGCCGGAAGGATGCTGGACACCAGCCCGAACGCGGCGAGCTCCCAGCGATCTTCGGCCATGTCGATCGCGCCAAACCGGACATTACCCAACTGGAGTCCGAACGTTGCCCCCGCCTCGGAGGCGAACCGGGCGAAGCCCTCGTGATTGTGGGCGAGTAAACTGATGACGATATCG